CTTCCATACATTGTAACTGTTGAAGAAGGATCAAGAAAAGTTTTATCAATCAGACGTAACTATGCGCCTGATGATCTAAAGAAAAATAAAATCCAATACTTTGTTCATTTTAAGTTTCTCCCTGGTTTAGGATTTTATGGCTTTGGATTAATCCACATGATTGGCGGATTGAGCAGAACTGCAACGGCTGCTCTCCGTCAATTATTAGATGCGGGAACTCTCTCAAATCTTCCAGCAGGATTTAAACAGAGAGGTGTAAGAGTTAGGGATGAAGCGTCTCCTATTCAACCAGGTGAATTTAAAGATGTAGATGCACCAGGTGGATCATTACGTGATGCATTCTTCCCTTTACCTTACAAAGAACCATCAGCAACATTATTACAATTAATGGGCATAGTCGTGGGCGCTGGTCAAAGATTCGCTGCTATTGCTG